TACAAACTATTTACAACAAGTTACAAGACAAAACGGAATTAGCAAAGCACGAAGTTCAATTAGGAGTAGTTGAAGACATTAATAAGGCTTTAGCTGAAGCAAACGCAATATTAAAAGTATTAATTGCTGATAAACCTATTTTAGCAAATGCTGATAAAGCTATTGCAGTTGCAATTGCAAACGCAGATAAATTAGTACAAACTTCTGAAAAAAATGTACAAAAGGCAAGTGCTTTTTTACCAAAAATTGGAACTATTTTAGACAAAGCAGATGTCGCTGCAAAAGGATTAGGATTAGATAGCAAAGGAATAACAGGTTATTCTGAATTAGATAAAATATATTTTGCAATAGAAAAAGCTGAAAAAGAAGTTGGACTATATTATAAATTTCAAAATTAAACAAATCAAATATGAAAACAAGCGTAATTAATCAAATCAAAACACTTTTAGGAATGGAAGTGAAATTGGAAACAATGAAGTTAATGGACGGAATAACAATTTTTGAAGCCGACACTTTTGAAACTGACAAAGAAGTTTTTATCATAACTGAAGACGAGCAAAAAATTCCTGTTCCAATCGGAGAATATGAATTAGAAGACGGACGTATTTTAGTTGTAGAAGTTGAAGGAATTATTTTAGAAATAAAAGAAGTTGCAACTGAAGAAGAAGTTGTTGAAGAAACGCCAGAAGTTGAAGCAGGTTACAAAGAAGACGAAGAAAAAATGGAAGCAACACCGAGCGCAAAAAAGACAATTGAAAGCGTAGTTAAAGAAACGTTCTTTGCAGAAATAGAAAAATTAACACAAGAAAATATAGAGTTAAAAGCACAAATCGAATTACTATCGAAAGTTGACGAAGTTGCAACTGAAGCAACCGAACTTACTGAAGTAAAACCTATTGCGTTTAACCCTGAAAACACGAATGAAGTTGAACACTTCCAATACGCAAGTAAAAGACCACGTTCAATTATGGATTCAATATTAGAAAAAATAAGTAAATAATAATTTAAAATAAAAAAAAATGAGTGGAACTTTAATATCAATATCAAACGACGATTTACGTCAAGTATTAGAAACACAAGTAATTAGTTCAGCAATTACTTTGAGCGCAGCGGATTCAGGAAAACTTTTTTTCTTGAATGCAGCAGCAGGAGCGCAAATTACACTACCAGCAGTAGCAACTTCAGCGGGTTTAAATTTCCGTTTTACAGTACAAGCGTTATTTGCAACTACAGCTTGGACAATTAAAGCGGCAACAAATGTTATTCAAGGTGGCGTAATTGTTAATTCAGTTAACGTTTTGGGTGCAGATGAAAACACAATTACTTTTGTAGCAAGTGCGGACACAATTGGCGATTTTGTTGAATTAAATAGTGATGGCGTTAATTGGTATGTTTCAGGAGTAGGAGCAACATCAGGCGCAATTACATTAACAGCAGTTTAATTTTTAAAAATTTATACAATGAAAAACATTAATTTAAGTACAACAACATCAATTACCACAACTTACGAAGGTCAGTTTGCAGGTAAATATTTAGCAGCAGCTTTATTAAGCGCACCAACACTTGAGCAAGGCGGAGTAACTATACTTCCAAACGTTGCTTACAAACAAGTTATGCAAAAAGTTGCAACAGGTGACATCGTTGCAAACGCAACTTGTGATTTTACACCAACATCAACTATTACACTTACCGAAAGAGTATTAACAACAGAAGAGTTTCAAGTAAATTTACAACTTTGCAAGTCAGACTTGGCACAATCTTGGCAATCGGCTGAAATGGGTTATTCATCGTTCAAAACGTTGCCAAAATCTTTTTCAGACTTTTTAATTGCACACGTAGCGGCTAAAGTAGCAGCTAAAATTGAAACTACAATTTGGAACGGAACAAACGCAACAGCAGGAGAGTTTGCAGGTTTTAAAACTTTGTTTTTAGCAGACTCAGACGTTATCGACGTTTCTGCACCATTGACAACAACTTTAGACGCAACAACTGTAATTGGCGAAATTGGAAGAACAGTAGATTTAATTCCAGCAGCACTTTACGGAAACGAAAATTTAAGAATTTATGTTTCACAAAAGATTGCTAAATTGTACGTTCGTGCATTAGGTGGTTTTGGAGCTTCAGGTTTAGGAGCAAACGGAACAAACACACAAGGTACACAATGGTACACAAACGGAAGTTTATCTTACGACGGTATTCCAATTTTTATGGCTAACGGACTTGGTGCAAACAATATGGTTGCAACAACTGTAGATAACCTTTATTTTGGTTGCGGACTTTTAAATGACAATTCACTTGTTAAAGTAATTGATATGGCTGATATAGACGGTTCACAAAATGTTCGTGTAATTATGCGTTACAATGGAGCGGTTCAATATGGTATCGGTTCAGACGTAGTTCTTTACGGAGTATAACATTAAATAAAAAGCGTAGGAAACTGCGCTTTATTTTATTCACAATTAAAAACAAAACACAATGGCTTGTTTATTAACACACGGTCGCGAAGAAGTTTGTAAAGAGTTTGTAGGCGGTATAAAGTCAATTTACTTTATTAACTACGGTTTAATGGGTGCAATTACTTTTGATAGTTCAACAGACTTTGAAGACCAAATTGATTCAGTAGCGGGAACGTTTACACTTTTTAAATACGATTTAAAAGGCGCAAATTCTTTTGAGCAAACAGTTACAAGTTCACGTGAAAACGGAACTACATTTGTAGAACAAACTTTAACTTTTACAATTAAAGGTTTAGACGCAGTAACTACAAAGCAAATGAAATTACTTGCTTGGGGACGTCCACACGTTGTAATTAAGACAAACGCTAACAATTTCTTTTTAGCAGGACTTAATCACGGAATGGATGTAACTACAGGTTTAATTTCTAACGGTACTGCAATGGGTGATTTAAACGGTTACACAATGACACTTGTAGGACAAGAAGCAACTCCTGCAAATCACTTGTCCGTTACAGCACCTTACACAGATGCTTTATTGGTTAGTAGCTGTTTCACAGGAGCAACAGTTGAC